TTAGTAAAATCGGCGGTTATTGCGCTGATACTGTGGGACTTTTGGCGCTTTTATCGCCTTGATAACCCACACCACGGCAACGGCCAATAACAGCCAGGGCAACAGTTTAATCATCAACGCAAATAGTCCGCCCAAAAACATCACCACAGTGGCTACCACCAATGCGGCCAGCACTCCCAGCAAAGATACGCCGGTGACCATCAGCATGATAAAAAATCCAATCACAAAAAGTAGTTCCAGCATGGCTCTCTCCCGAAATGAAATACTCTCCACAGCTTTACAAGAAACATGCCAAAATTAATATATTGATTTATAAAGCAAACGCCCCGCGACGAAGCGCAGGGCGTGGTGAAATTCACTAACTTTTGGCGAAAACTTAACGTTTGTCTGCCACCAGCTTCAGCGCATGTTCCAGAACCTCAATATCTGCCCCGGCTTTATGCGCATTTTCGCTCAGATAGCGACGCCACTGCCGTGCCCCTGGAATCCCCTGAAACAGTCCCAGCATATGGCGCGTGACATGCCCCAAATAGGTTCCTTTACTCAGTTCACGCTCAATATACGGATACATCGCACGCACTACGGCGACCGGATCGGCATCTTCGCTGGTGACAGCAAAAATCTCGCGGTCAACGGACGCCAGAATGCCTGGGTTTTGATAAGCTTCGCGCCCCACCATCACGCCATCCATATGTTGCAGATGGATTTTCGCTTCTTCCAGCGATTTTATGCCACCGTTGATCGACATTGTCAGATGCGGAAAATCGCGCTTTAGCTGATAAACACGGTCATAATCCAGCGGTGGGATTTCGCGGTTTTCTTTCGGGCTTAGCCCAGACAGCCAGGCCTTACGGGCGTGGATGATAAACATCTCACATTCACCATTACCGGAGACCGTGTTGATGAAATCGCACAGGAATTCGTAGCTGTCCTGGTCATCAATACCGATACGGGTTTTCACCGTTACCGGAATCGATACCACATCGCGCATCGCTTTGACGCAATCAGCGACCAGTTGCGCATTCCCCATCAGACAGGCACCAAACATTCCATTCTGTACACGATCGGAAGGGCAACCCACATTGAGGTTAATTTCGTCATAGCCCCGTTGTTCAGCAAGCTTTGCGCACTGCGCCAGCGCAGCCGGATCGCTCCCGCCCAGTTGCAAAGCGACCGGATGTTCTTCTTCGCTATACGCCAGATAATCGCCTTTACCATGAATGATCGCGCCGGTGGTTACCATCTCCGTGTAGAGCAGCGTCTGGCTGGACAGTAAGCGCAAAAAGTAGCGGCAATGTCTGTCCGTCCAGTCGAGCATAGGAGCAACACTAAACCGACCATTCCAGTGATTGTCAGTATTTTCAGGCATTGCGCTGGTTTGGCTGGTTTTTATCATTTTAAGATTACCGTGCATTTTTTGACATTTAAGTATATTTTTCTCTTATCAGGTTCCCACTCAGGCCCCCATACGTATGGGAACCTGAAATGACGAGACAGAGTAATGGCATACTATAACATAGAGAAAAGACTAAAATCTGATGGCACTCCACGCTACCGCTGTACCGTGCTTATTAAGGAAAAAGGCGTTATCACATTCAGAGAAAGTAAAACCTTCCCAAAACAGGCGCATGCTAAAACATGGGGATCCCAGAGGGTTATGGAACTGGATCTTTATGGTCTCCCATCATCTGATGATGCAACCGGAATAACAGTCCGTGATTTGTTGCAAAAATACATCAATGATCCAAACGCTGGTGGCAAAGCGGGACGAACAAAAAGCTATGTTCTTAATATGCTCGTTGACTGCGACATTGCAGCTATCCCCCTGCTGTCTTTAACCGCAAATGACGTCATAGAGCACTGTCGATTGCGAAATAATGCAGGAGCCGGGCCAGCGACCGTAAGCCATGACGTCAGCTATCTTGGAAGCGTGCTTGATTGTGCAAAGCCAGTGTATGGCATTAACTATACTAGCAATCCGGCAAAAGAGGCACGCCCTCACCTCCTCAAATTGGGGCTAATTGGAAAATCAAATCGACGTAGTCGTCGACCAGCATCTGAAGAACTAAACATGCTGATCGAAGGCCTGAAGCAACGTTCTCAAAGGCGGGGATCAAAAATCCCATTCGTCGATATTCTGATGTTTTCGGTTTTGTCGTGCATGCGCATTGGCGAGGTTTGTCGTCTGCGATGGGATGATATCGATGAAAAACAAAAATCAGTGCTGGTGAGAGACAGGAAGGATCCACGTAAAAAAGAAGGGAACCACATGAATGTCGCTTTACTCGGAGAAGCCTGGGATATTGTCCAGCGCCAGCCGCGTAAGTCAGAGCTAATATTCCCTTATATAAGCAGTTCCGTAACAGCAGGATTCCAAAGGGTAAGAAGTGCTCTTGGAATTGAGGATCTAAGATATCATGACCTTAGAAGGGAAGGCGCCAGCAGACTTTTTGAAGCTGGATTCAGTATAGAGGAAGTGGCCCAAGTTACTGGCCACAGGTCGCTGAATGTACTGTGGCAAGTTTACACAGAGCTATTCCCTAAATCACTTCATGTAAGGCTTGAGCAATTGCAAAAGTCCAGAAAAAATGGCTAAGCGAAAGCCCGTATAACGGGCTTTTTTTCATTACATAACTGGGCAATCGTCGAACTCCGCATTCCTGGCATCATTAATGATGTAAGTGATCACCCCGAATATAGCGGGTGCAGAACTGTAACCGTCATCATCTACTGGCAGCGCCTCCCTTCTCCCGTTCTCCAGATTAACGAGGTGGGGTTGGGGATGAGTCCGATATCGCTTGATCCTGAACTCCCCGTCTATTGCACATACTAGCAGTGAGCCATCACAGGCAGTAAGTGACGCATCCACAACCAGCAGAGCCCCCTGGAGTATTCCTTCCCTGAAATGTGAACGCGATGCCCGCATGAAATAAGTCGCTGCTGGCTGGCTGATTAGCTGCTGATCGAGGGAAATACTTTTTTCAACATAATCAGCCGCAGGTGAAGGGAATCCCATGTTTACGCCCTCTCTTGAATACCGGATAAAAACACAGTATAAATACTGTATATTCATCCAGTAAAGGAGCAATGAGTAATGTTCGTGGAACTCGTTTATGACAAAAGGAATTTTGATGGTCTGCCCGGTGCAAAAGATATCATTCTGGGCGAACTGACCAGGAGGGTTCACCGGATCTTCCCCGATGCTGATGTTCGGGTAAAACCGATGATGACATTGCCGGCGATCAACACTGACGCCAGCAAGCATGAGAAGGAACAGATAAGCCGTACTGTTCAGGAAATGTTTGAAGAGTCTGATATGTGGCTGGTTTCAGATTAAACGCCTTGAACCGTCATATTGCTTAAGTACAATCCGCCATGACTGGCAATCATTCAATACTCGCACTATCGAACGTTCGCCAGTCGGCCGCAATCATGCTCTTGCATACGGCGTGGTTGTGGCATCAATTCACATCTCAACCAGTCAATTTTCCCTTGCAAGAAATTCAATCCCGGAAGCAGGTAACCTGCCAATTCAGGTGATTTTTATTTTTGTAAAGCAGCTATAGTAAGTTTCAGTTCTGTAATTTGCGCTTGCAGGTTCTGAATGCCTCCTAACAAGTCCATTACAATTGGGTTGTTGTCTATAGACGGACGGTCTGCATACTGCTGGCTTACAAGCTGGTCGTCTTCATTGTAAACCTGACTACCAGGTACCGGAAATTGGTTGTGCTTGACATATTGTGGTGCCACATCTTCAGCTTCTTCTGCAATAATCCCGAAACGGATACGCGCCAGTTCATCGTCCTTATACACAAAATTAACCATACGCAGCCCCATAATGCGCAGCATTGCTTCGTTGGTGTCGGCACTCTCTATTTCCTTTTTATAATCTCGCCCTGACGTCCCCTGTATGGCCAGAACTCCTGATGTGGATGGTAAATCTGACTGTATCTGTTGGTTCGGAGTATTCCGGTTATTTTTTTGTATTATTGAGCCTCTCGAATTGGCAGCAACTGAAGCTTCAAGAGAGACACGGGCACCAACATCCGTCGCAGCACGAGAAGTATTCTGTACTCCAAGAATTGCGTACCCTGCTGTAGAAATGTTTACCTGCGAAAAAAATGGGCTACTTTTTTGACCAAGGCCAATATTATTTGCCGCATCCGCAGGGGTTGCTCCTCCCGTCCCGCCTTGAGTAACACTTAACGGCGTTGTCAGTCCTGTAAGGCGGGTAATATCTGAGTTGTCCCCTTTTTTAGCCTTGTCACTGACGCTGTTGATTAACTTTTTCGCTGACGGCCCCGTTGTCTGGCTGGTATCAGGAAGCGTAATGGTTACATCACCATCTGCAGTGAAAAATTGCTGCCAGTTCTGTTTGTCGTAGTTCAGCCCACGCAATGCTTCAGTGTTCTGTACCACCATTGCGGCAGTGACCATATTCAGTGTCACACGTGAAACTGCATCCCAGGCCAGGTTATCTTTTGTCGGACCAGTGAAAGCACTGACCAGTGTGAGAGAATCATTGCTCTCAATTGATTTTACCGGAAGGGTATAGGCTATGCCGCCCACCACAGAAACGACAAAGTCGCCAGGTTGAAGCACCGTACTAAAAGAGGCCTGATAGCCAAGAACTGTTGCCGAGTTGTGAGTTAACTGAATAACACCTGCTGACATGGATATCTCCTGAATTCAGATAATAAAAAACCCGCCGGAGCGGGTTATTTTTTGTATTTCATTGAGGGCAATTCGAACGGGTGAAATTATTTTTATTCACCCATCGCCAGTTAAATGGATAACCGGCCCTGTACTCAGTCTGATTAACAACTTTTCGCACACCGTAAATTTGCACTGACTGGGGCTGTCCACCAAGCACTAACTCAGCCTGACAAACCGGTTTCTGTTTCTCCAGAACAGGCCCTGAACATGCGGAAAGCACCAGACTGGCAATAACAGGAATAATTATATTTTTCATTTCGATACCAGAGTTAATTATTTAAACAAAAAATAACTAATGACATTGAATAATAAAAATAGTTTTAATAGATCAATATTCTTAAATTGATCGTTTAAATCGATCAGTTTAATCATATACCGCTGTATTAATCGCCGTTATCACAATTCCGCTATTTGTCGTACCGATTGAAGAACCGCTTGCTGATGTTGATGAAAGTCCTTTTATTCTTGTTCCCGCACCTTCATTGAAGCAACCCGTTCCTACATCAACAGGCTGAATGATTGGCTGCCCACCAGGCGCTGAACCAGCATGCAGAAGAACAGACCCCAGTCCCATCGGATTTACAGCCCATTTACCCGACATGTATGTATCAATGTTAAGCCCACCACTTACAGCACCTGGTGAACCAATAGTTGTAAGGTCGCTTAATACCCGGGACTCATTCGTAAGTACCAGTGTCCCTTCGGCATCCCATATAGCCACCCCCCAGGCCGGAAGCGTAAGCGGATATATGGCAAAAAAATAGGCCTCAAGGACAAAAGCCGATCCCCTGTAATTAGACGCATCAACACTGAACGTATTGCCACTTTTTGAAGCTGATATCAGCCCAGGCCCCGCCGCCATACCCCCTGGATGAAACCGTGAAGTTCAGCGCCTGCTCAAATACCGGCTCCATCGCATCGGCTCTCCATCTAACTGTGTCGCTCCTTATTAACTAAAGAATCTATCTGTTGCAGGGGAGACGATTACTGTAAATCGGTTTACAGTAAAGTAAAGCGTATTTGGTTGTCCCCCTTGCACCTTCCAGACGTTGACTGTGATTGGTACGTTGACCGCGCCTGCAGGTACATCCACATAACCTACAACGTTTCGGAGGATTGAGGTGGTATTGTTGAACGTTTCATCAAACATAACTACTCCGTTTATCGTTAGCTGGACCCTAAATTGGTTATCTGGTCTAGAAACGCCCATTGAAATGGCTGAATATGGTATGCAAATACGAGCAGGATAATTCAGGCCACCTCTCCAGTATAATGTCTGGCTCCTTCCGTCCCCTCCTACTATAGACATTTGCGGGAAAGTCCAAATTGCGCAAACGTCACCCTCTATTTTATTAGCTCGGACCGTCCCATTAAAATATCCGTCATTGCCGTAAATTGTACCGCGGACTGTTACGTTATTGAATTCACTATTTCCATTTTTATTGATATGCCAGCCTACCGAACCTGTAACATAGTTGTTGGACTGGATGTAGTTGCCGATTTTGGCGTTACTGATGGTGCCATCGCCTATCACCGTATCCCTGATAATCACCTGACCATTAACAACAGCAAAGGGTGAATATTGCGTATCACCGCTACCACTCATCAGGACGAACTGATTGGCGTTAAATCCGATACGAGTTACCACCGGCTGGCCTGGCTGAGCCAGCGCTGCGATGCTCATTCCGGCGTTATATTCCTGCCCGTTAATACGCAAACCAACCTTCAGCGTATGAATCGCCGATGCGCCAGTGCTGTCTACCATGGCAGTCAATTTGTCCTGTAGCACAGCTGTTACCTGGGAATATTGCTGGCTGGTAGTCTGCCCGAGTATATCCACTTTTCCGTCAACCGCAGAGACTCTGCCATCCACTGTTGACACTTTCCCATCAACTGAAGTGAGCATCGTGCCCTGCGCCTGCACCTGCGTGGACATTTCAGCCATCGCTTTATCAACATCTGCAATGGTCGTTTTAACCACCAGAATATCCGCGCGCACTTCGCCGTACTGCGCCCACTGGTGTTCCACCGTTCCATGGTTGGCCAGCGCATTCTGCAACGCAGCTTCCAGGTTGGTATCAATGTCGCTTGTCAGGCGGTCACCATCGGCAGACGTCAGAAAATCATCGGCAATATCGCCCAGGTAGTCGTCAGCATTCGCGTTGGATTCACCACGAATCCAGTCGGTCCAGCCTGATTCATTACCCGTTCTGTCCACCAGTTGCGCGCGGTACCAGAATTCCTGTCCCGCTTTTAAACCCAGTTGGGTGTATTCGGCAGACGGATAAGGCACATCCGACAGCAAAAGAGGATTGGAGAAATCACTGTTCGCGGTGTACTGAATTTCCGTTTTCAGCGTATCCCCGGTATTAGCCGGGAATCCCCAGTTCAGGCGAATCCCCCAGTTGATCGGCGTTGTCGCAAATCCGACAGGTTTCGGCGGATTTCCCACCTTGCCCGTCAGCGTTTTCTCTTCGGAGTAGCCCCAGCCAGAGGAAATTTCAGCGGCATTAATGGCACGCACACGCACGAGGTAGCGCCCTGCATAAATACCCGATACATCAAATGAGGTGGTGGAGCTGCGCGGCACGTTTACCCAGTTACCATCATTGCGGCGCCACTGTGCCTCGTAGGCGATAGCATTCTGCGCCTGGTCCCAGCTCACACGCATGGTTTCGACGCTGATATTCTGCTGCACCACTGAAAACGAGCTGATCACAATGTTAGCCGGCGGCGACTGGTTACCAGGCGGGATTACACTCACGGGCCGCTGGTCAATGATGGCTCCGGTATCGATACGGGCATATTTATCCTGGTCATGCCATGCGCCGGTAATAGAGAAAGTGCCATCATCATTATCGGAGACGCTGACAACTCGATACTGCTGGGCGTAGAGTTCATCTGACTCAACCACCCATACAGCTTCGGCCTGTGGTGTCTCACTGTATGCCGTGGTGACTGTGACTGATTCCCCATTAATCGCCTGAATAGTCCTGCTCTGTGACGCACCGGAGGGAAGATTGATAATAAGGCGATCGCCTGCTGCTGCATCAGCTACGCGGTCAAGTTTTATCACGCGACCGTTAACAGCACTGATGCGGCCGCCCATAACTTTGCCGGACAGAAGCTCGTCTGACACGGCGATGATGTATCCCGGCTGCGGAATGTTTCCGTCCAGGCCAACATCAAACGAAACAACGCGATCCTTATTGTTGGTGAGAATACCCCAGCGCCCCTTTCGGTTCGCTTCTGATTGACGGGTACAGCCGATGGCTGTCATTTCCAGCTGATTAAATCCGTACCGGGCCACCAGAGGCTGCTCAAATACCGGCTCCATCGCATCCGCATAGGCGTTACCCGGATCAGACCAGGAAACCAGCGCGGTGGTATACCGCGTTTTTGTCGTGCTGCTGGAATAGGTAAAGCGTCCGTCGATAACGTTAGCGCGGGTGTAAGCGTAATCCACATCTCTCGGCATATCGGCAAGCGCAACAATCTGATCGCCGCCCCAGTACGTCATACCCCGGAATATAGCCGCAAAGTCACGCAGCACAGTGTAAGCGTCATTCCTGTCCTGAACATAGACGTTACAGGTATAGCGTGGCTCTGTCCCGCTTCCACCCTTTCCATCCGGTACCGGCTGATCGCAATATTGCGATACCTGGTACAACGTCCATTTATCGATGTTGGCTGCACTCAGGCGATTACCCAGACCAAAGCGATCGGTAATAACCAGATCGTAAAATATCCACGCCGGGTTATCGGTCCAGGCCCACTTAAACGCGCCCTGCCATGTACCACTATAAGTCCGCGTATCGGGGTCATAGTTATCAGGCACTCGGATCACTCGGCCACGTGGTTCACAGGATATCTGTGGAATCGAACCGTTGAACTGACTTGAATCGAATTCTATGTACAGCAGCGCGGTGTTCGGATAGCGCAGCTTGGCATCAATCACTTCCGTGAAGCTTTGCAGCGTCATCGTGTCGCCGATCTTGGCGCTGTTTGCGTCAGCGGTAATCTTACGCAGTCGGATTGTCCAGGTACTGCCAGCCTGCGGTAAATCAATACGGTGGCTGCGCTCATAACCAGACGTCGTTTTGCCGGTTGCGCTGGTATTAAGCACGGTTTGCCAGGTCCCACCATCAGTTTGCAGGTCTATTGCATAATTGATGGAATACCCTACCAGATCGCCGTTGTCCTCCTGCTTAAACAGTGAAGGCCATTTCAGTCGCAGGCGAACGGCTGATAGTTGGGTGTTGGTGAAGGTACGCGTCCAGGCTGTTGCGCTTGATACTTCTGTTCCAACGTTGATTTCGTTTTCGGTACCGGGAATGCCCTGAATGTAATTTTGTGCCTGAGTTCCCGCGCGAAACTCCCACGTCACGCCGCTAAAGTTTTGGGAGCCATCAGAGTTTTCCAGCGCCGTGCCGTCCAGGTAGATATTTTTTCCGGTTAATTGCCCTGCAAATTCCCCTTCCCCAAGCGCAACGAGGATTTTGGCCTTCGCTACAGATTGCAGATCATCAGGCTGTTCGGTAGGGGTTCGGGAACTGGAACTGCCGCCCTTGCGGCCTTTAATCTGGGTTGCTGTAACCATATGATGCCCGTAAAAAAGCCACCCGAAGGTGGCTACTGTTCATTTGTCAGGATGTTACTGATTTACATACCTGGTTATGTTAGGTATTCAGCCCATCAGCGGTGGGTCGTTGGTGTTTTCGGATTAAGAGGGATGGCTGAATACCTCACTTAAGGAAACGAAATGCTTATAAACTTTGATCCCTTACGAGACTCGGAAAAAGACAGGCGATCTCATCCGTGGGGGAAAACTGCTTACAATGAAAGAGCTGGGTTTTACTCAAACTTTATTGAACACCCAGAGCTTATAACTGAAGTCCTTGAAGACTTTAAGCCCCATGAGGATAAAGAAGCCGTTCAAACATTCTATACTTTTCTAAAATGGATAAATGGTTCTGAATCAGCTTTTGAAACCAATGATTGTGCATTAAGAGAAAACGTCATAGCTAACACAGACTCATTATTTAAATTCACACACAAAATTGATGGTCGTGTAGAGTTCTTTCTTAGAGAACATCAATATAACTGTCGCAAGGATATCCCTACCTGGCTGATGAGAATGTCATCGCTTTATTTGCAGGTAGAAAGGCCCGATTTCTTCAATGCACTTATCGACATCCAACTCGCGCCGACAGACTTCATCACATTGCCTACTGACCAAGGTGATGGCTACAGAATCAGGTTGGTCTTCAATGCTTATGGGAATGGTGATATTGAAGTATGGGAGGCGCTTAACACTACGCTCAACAGCATCTTTGAATCCGCAAAAAGGTTGAACAACGCTCTCTCTGAAGGAGCTAGCCCCACATTTCCTTAAGGGAAATGTTTCCAATAATTTTAACAAATGCATACGACCCCTCGTAAGGCTGATTCGTCAGCCTTTCATGCTACATTCACAGTTTATTGCTGGTCTTCGACGTATATACCAGCAGAGATGATCGCCCCACCAATACGCCTGCGACCATAAAGCAGCGGTACCGGATAACCTTGTGCGGCAGTATTTGTCACCCCACCGAAAGCATATGAAGCGTGGTTATCTGCACTTTGCTTACTGGCAAGACCTGACGGTTGAGGTGAGAGCATCTGAACAACGCCACCAAGCATCATTGCTGCACCAAATTTATATAAAAATGGCGACGCTGCGGCCCAGGGGGTAAAACTAAGAACAACGCCTACAGCAACCAAAACTGCACCCAGTATTGTTTGCAATACTCCTGCCTTTTTGCTTCCGATTATAACTGGGACTATTCGGATAACCTCGCCAGTCACGGGAAAACCAAGATCATCCTTTCCAATATTCTTTTTACCTTTAAATATCGCAAATGTTAACCCTCGCCGTTGGCTACTAATCATATAACTTTCAAAACCAGGTATGGTTTTAGATAAAGCGGTACCAACTTCACAGATTTTGCTTATAAGCCTGTAATGCGTTCTTCCGAACACTTTACCAAGTGCGCCACCAAGTTCTATTTGAGACATGACCTCTTGCATGAATTCTCCTATCAAGCATAAACCTACCTCAAAGCAACTCAGCCAAAGCCAATTAAAAACCCACCGTATAGTGGGTTTCGAATGGGTGGTGATTCTTAAGGATTTAGGTTGTCAAGCATATTTTGCACTGAGTTAATGTCAGTATTATTTTTCGACGGAACTTGATTCACTTGCCCACCAGGCATTTGGCTTTCAATCCACATATCACTCCATACTTTCGGTGCGTTATTAACTGAAGCAATAGTAAATCTAATTTTCGCCATTGCTGGGGTCGAGTATGAATTCCCCACAAGCATTTGTGCTAATACACTATCAGCAGGTTTACCACAGATTACCAAAGAGTCGGTAGATTCAAATACTGACAGTCCTTTTTGATTGCAATAAGAAATTAATGCGTCTTTGACCTGTTCTTTTGTTTTCCCCGGATATTCTGCTTCAGGTTTACCAGATGCAGTGTGTTTTTTGATGGCCTCTTGATTTGCGCAACCGCTCAAAGTAAATAAAGCTAACAGAGATACTGCCATACCTTTAAACATTAATATTCCCTATGTTTATCATTAAATTCAAGAGTAATAAGCAGGCAGGAATTGCAAAAATCATTAACAACTCATCAACCTAGAAGAGTTTTAAAACGCAAGATTTTCATCGTTCTCTCCCGCCAATAACCTCCGTAGGGTACACGCTGACTTAGGTGCCCGTAAAGATGGTGTAGCAGCATATTGCCTTCCAGCAGGATCCCTGCATGGTTCCACTTATTAGCCTGGACCTGCATGATAACCATATCACCTGGCTGCGGTACGCCACTGAATTCACGGAATCCGCATTCATACCAGCAATCGTGGTAGAAGTTTTCGGGATAACTGTCTTCCCACCAGGGATAATCCACGCGGTAATCCGTCAGCTCAATGCCGTGCGTTTGCCGGAAATAGCTCATCACCAGCCCCCAACAATCGAAGTGACCGAGCACAAACGGGCGCTCCAGTAGCGGCAGCTCGCCCCGCGGCTGAATGGTGCGTAAATCCCCTTCTGGCCAACTGACGATATGCCACGGAAGCAGTGTAGCGTCGCACTGAGCCTTATCCAGTTCGCTCGCCTGCGTCGTGGCATCCGGGTGGCTGTGGACAATGGCAATCACTGTTCCCCAGTCTTCGGCAGCGGCGTAATCTTCCGGCGACAGGTGGAAATGCTCTGTCGGATCGGTTGCCAGATTACGGCAGGGAATGTACCGCTGCACCCTGCTTTTTTGCACCACTACGCCGCAGCATTCACGCGGATATTCAGCAGCAGCATGCGCCATAATGGCGTCGATAATTTTCTGACGCATATCAGCTCCTGATCAGGGATGTGCCAGGGAAGCCACCGAACGGCAACTCGTTCCCCTCGCCATGCCTCAACTTGCACGCAGTGAGCGTACCGGGACATTCATCGAGTGACGGATCGTTAACCGGGTTGTTGTGCTTGTCGAAATAACGCGTTCCGGCATAGTCACATCCATCACCTGAGCGATATTTGTTACGGATACACCAGGTACAAAGCGAATGTAGCTGGCGCGTCGGGATCATCAACCCCTGCAGGTCCATTGGACTGGACAACGTAAACGCCACCACCTCGTTGGTTTCAGTGCTCTTGGCGTCAATGTAAAACACCTTCAGCTTTTCCTGCTGCGGATCCGCTGACGGGTTTCCCTCCGGATAGTTTTTCGCATCCAGATACTGCGCCAGCGTGTCATGAATCGTGACCTTTGCCTGCAGCAGGTCATCATAAGCAAGACACAGCGCCGTAATGGAACTATCCAGGTTAGCGACCGACAACGTCGGCTGCGCGCTGGTCCCGTCGGTCGCCGTCTCAATACCCTCGATCTGGCAGGGCCAGGCTTTATATTCATGCCCCTGCCACCAGATCGATTTCGCCGGTAGCTTATTTTCATCTCCACCAGCAGCGGCGATTTCATCGGCGGTGTGGGCAATATTGTGGGCGTGGAAGCGGAGAACGTCGGAAACACCAAATGCGGTGCCATCGACATCAAAAAGCCGGACAACATTGCCCGGCTCAAGTTTCTGATAATCACTGTTTAAGCTCATGGTGCAAACGCCTGTTCAAAGGTGGCTGATACGGTTTCCACCGTTTTACTTTTGGTGACGCGCTGCAGGCTGTCTGCCTCAACACGCCACAGCGCAAGATCACCGCCTGGCGGGGTAAACGAAAATGATTTCGTCTTATGGCGCCGCAGAAAAGCATAGATATCCTTGACGGTTTCCGGTTCGCCGGTAAATGAAAACTCATAGCTGAGCGTTTCATCATTCATCCCGGCACCTGATACCTGCTTATAGCCATCACCAAACTGTGCCGTGCGGACGGTATCCTTACTTTTCAGGGTCGGCTGGCTGGATGCTTTAATCCGCCACGCAAAATGCTCGATCGCCATTGCTTACCTCTGTTTTGTTGCATTCCAGATAATGCCTCCGGGTCGGACCTCTCTGGTGATACCTTCCCTGATGGAACTGTTGATCACCTGCTGATAGGCTTTCCCCAGTGCATCGCCGTTTCCTTTCTGCTGACCGGAATCCCCCTGGCCTGTTGTAACCGAAACCGGTGCATACACGCTGACACCAAAAGGAGAAGCAACGCCACCGCCACTCCCCCCGACCAGACCACCAGTCGCATAGCCGCGCATCATGCGATAAAGGTTGCCGACACCTATTCGGTTGGTGGCCTCCTGCGTAAAGACAAACTCTCCACGGTGCACCACTCCTGCAGGCTCATACTTGCCGCCGGACCCGGTATAACCACCGCCAGCAAGACCCAGCGCTGACGTGGCAGAACTGACCAGGCCAGCCATAGCCTGCTTCATCAGGATCTGCGTCAGCATCGACAACGTGGAACGGGTGAAATCTGCCCAGTTTGCTTTCCCTGTCGTCAGCATATCGGCCATATTCTGGCTAATACCATCGAATGTGGCTGAAGCAGCGGACTTCATCGAACCATAGGCATCAGCTGCTGAATCGGCATAGTCAGCCCACGCTGATTTCGCCCCGGCCTGCCAGTTGCCACGTAGCTCGTCCTGCGCGGCATAATATTTCTTCAGGGCATCCAGTTCGTTCTGATAACCCTGATCGGTGTCCGTACCGCCGGCATTCATCCAGCCCTGCCGCAGCTGTGCCTCTTCGTTTTGCCGCTGCGCGCCGCGGCTACTCATGCTGCCACCGGCCACCAGCGCTCGGGTCTTCTCCCCAATCTGGGTAACGTACTTCTGCGAGCTGTCCTGCAGGCGGTTTAACCGTTCCTGGGCAACAATCTGATCGCCCAGCCGGGCATTCACTTCGGCCCGCGCCAGTACCTCGTCTTTGTTCGCCAGCACCGATTTTTCATCGGCGGTCAGCGCACGCTTTTTGGCGGCCTCTTCTAGCACCGAAAAGCGGGATTGTTGTTTCCACAATTCCTGCCGCTGCTGGCTGATGGTATCAGTGATGCTCTTATGCTCCTGCAGAGTGCGTAACTGCGCCTCCAGCTCCAGCGTCTGCGCGCTGGCAGTATCGACACTTTTCACGCCTGCTGGCGTTTTCACTGCTGACGGTTTTTTAGGCTTCTTCAGCGAGTCGTCGTATTCCTTCTTAGCGGCTGCCATCAGAATGTTGTAATCAGCCTGGAGGATACGTCCGTCTTTGATGGCCTGATTATATTCTTTCTGTTTTGCCGTAAATTTATCCAAAGCTGATTCGGTCTTTGAATATGCAGCCTGCGCCTGCGCGGCATACTTCTGGCGGTCAGATTCAATCACTGCCTCGCGGGCGGCGTTATCCTCAGTTGCCTTTGCCACACTGGCCTGCTGCTGAGCCATTTCCAGTGCAAGGCGGGCAGACTCCCGATCGTTCCAGTAGCTGGCGCGCGCATCATCATTGACATAACCATCACCTTTACGCAGATTCCAGATTTCATCCGCCCGCTTAAAGGCCGCTTCCGCTTTGGCAACCATCTCCTGCGTGGTGTCAGGCCGCCCAATATCGAGCGCCGCATCCCACATCGATTTAAAGGCACGCTTCAGGCTGTCGGCAGCAGTCTCAATCGACCCCATATTGTCGCGCAGGCTCTTTGTCTGTTCGCGAAAACCGTTCGTCGCCGCATCATTAGCTGCCTGTAGAGCCCCGGCCTCATCCCCGGCACGCTGCAGTTGCGCCACATAAGCAATCTGTTCCGCGGTAACGTTGTGGAACTGTTGCGCCATAGCAATAAGGCCTGAAGTCGGATCATTCGTCAGTTTGCCAAATGCCGCTGCCACCTTGTCGACCGGCACGCCCGACGCATCGGTGAACTTCGCTACCGCCTGACTCATCTCATCGAACCGGGCACCGGCACGCACTCCGGCGTTGACCAGCTCCGTCAGCGCGCTGCTGGTCTGGTTAAACGTGAGTCCCGCCTGCTCGCCGGATTTCGCCAGCACCAGCATGCGGTTTGAGGTCAGCCCGGCAGTGTTACCGGACAGGACCAGCGTTTTGTTGAAATCAGACAGCGTGGACGAGCCCTGATACCAGGCGTAAACCACCGCGCCAGTGGCGGCAGCCAGCGCGCCAACACCTACCATCACCGGCGATACGGTGCCCAGCAACGCCCGAAAGGTCGGAATAATACCGCCGAAGGAGTCTTTAACCTGACCGCCCTGCTGCAGCAGGATAAGCCACGGACTCTGCCCACCGGCCAGCTGAGTGGCGATATCCGTAAACTGCGCAGGCAGCATACGCATCGCGGCGTTATACTGACCTACAGAAATACCGGCCTTCTTCGCGGCGCTCTCCTGGCGGGTAAATGACTGCTGTACCTTCAGCGCCGAGTCATTCGCTGCGTCACCCGTCTGCTTAAACTGCCTTTTTACGTACTCCATCTGCTCGTTGAACTTTGACGAGTTAACATCAAGATTAACGACCAGGTCACCCACTGCCGTCTGGGCCATAGCGAACGCCTCCTGAAATGCCCTCAGCCTTTGCCATCAGCACTGCGTCACCGGGTTCATCGTCGGCAATATCCTCCGCAGAAGGTGAAAGCAGGCTGAAGCTGGCAGGGGTTGATGTGGTTTTGGGGTCAAGCGCGGTAATGACGATATGCATCAGCGAGGAAAAATGTGCATCCAGTTGCACATCATTAAAAAAATTGTCCTGGTAGAACGTTCGCCAGTCGGCATATTCCGTTGACGACATACCAGCAAGCATGGCGCGCCAGTCCGGGCGGCGAAATTCACGCGCCAGTTTCAGGACGAATGTCAGCTCACTGGCGAGGACTTTTCCAGACTTACCGGCTCAGTTACAGCGATATCCTCCGGATCATTCACTTCCTGCAGCGGCACCATGCCGGACAACAGCTTCACGCTGTACTCTGCAGCGGAAACAATCTCCAGTGGCCATGTCATCAGCACCTCATTCTGGATCTGTTCAACGTCTTCTTTCGGCGTTTTGTGCGTCCCTTTCAGGGGGTGCCCGTGCCATAACGACATGGCCACCAGCAGTGCGCCGGATTTAATCGTCATATCCATCGCCGTCTGCATGTCGGCATCAGAGATACTTTCCAGCGACTTCAGGTGTTCAAGATGCTCAATACGCTGTAGCGCCGACAGTTCGTAGAGCGTGACTGTATTACCGTTACGTTCGAACGGTTCACTTTTTAAAAACATGGGTTACTCCGGAAAGCGGGGCCACAGCCCCGAAGGTCAGTAAACGGTGACTTTACAGGTCGCGACAAACAACCCGTCATTGGTCATCACGATAATGTCGGCGGTTCCGGCGGCAATGCCGGTTACCGTCAGCACTGTACCAGCGACAGTCACCGTGGCTTTACCTGCATCCGTGGTGGTGGCCCGGAAAGATGGATCGCTTGCGCTGGCTGGCGCCACGGTGACATTCAGCGTGGTGGTGGCAGCAACCGCAACGGTGGTGGTCGATTTATCCAGGCTGACGCCGGTTACGTCAATCACTGCAGCAGCGCTGTCTTCAGCAAGACCTGGTTTGCCGTTGTTGCTGATTTTGACAGAACGGGTAATGGTGTCTTTTGCCGTCACCGTTTTACTTAGGCTGCTTACCCAGCCACGGAACACATCGATGGCGCCATTCGGGTATTTGATTTTGTACGCCAGCACGGTACCGTCATCAAACCAGCGAACCAGATCCTGTTGCCCACTCTCGGCAGGTTTCCAGGCCAGCGTAAAACTGGCCTCCCCCGCCGATTTCTGGCCCTGTGAAGTGGACGTCCAGTCAGCATCCGCATCATCCAGATAGGTGTCGTCGTTTGATTCGGCAGTCAGTTCACCGGGCTGCAGGTCTTTAATCTTTGCCAGGCGCGTCCAGTCAACATCCGATAATGGGTTAGCGAATGGGTTGCCCGACCCGGAATAAATCCAGAGCGTGGTGGTGGCACCCTTTACCGGCGCCAGTGGGTTTGGTGTAGTCATTACGTCCTCACATTTCGTAAGTAATGGAATATTTCAGATCAGCCGAACTCCACAGCCCAAGATCTTCATCGCGCTGGTAGTCATACCCCTGCTGCACCATGTTAGTGATCAACGCGGAAAGTTCTGGCACATTGCCAAGCACCGGATAAATACGTGATTCCATCCAGTCATCGAGCTCGGAATCAGGTACCTGAGCCGGTAAAAAGATTTCGATATGCAGCGTGGCCTGCCAGATATCAGAATCCAGTTCTTCGCCGGTATACCCGGCATCCGTCAGGAAGACAGCGACCGCCGGAAAATCCCCCTCCTCCAGTACCGCTGGACGTCCGTCAAAATAGAGTGCGTCTTTACCAATATGGCTCTCCAGCGCATCAATAATCGCCTTTCTAATATCAGTGTGTTTCATCGTTTCAGAATCAGCCTGAGTTGGTTTTTAAGGGATGCCCGAAGTTCTTTAGGCATATCCGATTCCATTAGCTTCGGCAGCTCATCTTTAAATGCGGTCGTCAGTGGCGCTGCCAGTGGAATGCTGACCACTTCAATCGGGTAGCGGGGTCTGGATGTCCGTCGCATCACATGCCATCGGCCATTCTTCAGTTGCTGAATAAAACCACCAGGGAAACGAAAAGGGCCAATTCGCAACACGCTATTGGCCCCTTTTTTGTCCCGTTTTCTGCGGGATAACCGTACGCTGGCGGTACCGAGCTTTATCGCGGGCAGGTTGCCCCGGTTCACGCGAATCATTGCCATCGGCTTTTTCGCCGTGGCGCGTTTTATCCTCGCGCGTTGTTTTACCAGTTTGCGTGGCACCCGCGTATCTTTCGAGACAACGGCAACGCTTCGACTGACTGCCCGGGTGGCGACACGGTTAACAGCCTGCGCTGAGGCACGCGGAACCGCCGTATTGCTGATGCTGTTCAGGTTTGCTATAGCCTGTTCAAGCCCTTTTAAAGACATAGTTTCCCCTTAACGGCGCCGGGTCGCTGCGGGAGGAGAACCCGTACCGAGCCAGACATGGCAGGATCCGCAGTCATCAGGGCCAATACGATCAACCCAGAAAGGTTTTCCGTTAATATCCAGCGTATCCAGCCGCGCCAGCTGCACAATCGTTGCTGATTTCACAAACAGCGACGGGCTGGTCCCCTCGACACGGATACCGGGTGTGGCGTAACCGATATTTTCCAGATCATCGAAAACACCACTCAACGTGACGCCAGAAATCGCGCCGGACGTTACCGTTGCAGAAGTCCCCATAACCTGCCGAATAGTGTCATCAGCCTGTGTTATTGCAGCATCAAAAAGGTTATCGAAATCAGCCACACAGCCCCCTGCTAGTGCTCGCGGACCAGTCCGAGTGCAACCAGGCTGGCCGCATCCGCTTGTGTCACGCGGATCACGGTACCCGCTTCCACAATAGATACCCGTTCATCGCGGGTCGCGTGCAGCGCCTCAATGTGCAGCGTGGTCAGCGTTTCGACGGCCATCAGCGCGCTATCTGTTCTGCCGCTTAACACAGTATCCACTGGCGGCACGGGTTCTGCGGCGCCGGTGGATGCACTACCATCACTTACGCCACCATTTTCAACACTATCGGTATCAGTGCCGTCATTCAGTTCTTCCTCCAGCTCTGCAATGCGCATAGAGAGCTCCTGAATGGTGCCACTGGTATTCACTTCCCGACCAAGCTGCGCGCCAAGCTCATTAAGCCGCGCAATCAACTTTTCTTTTTCTGTCATAAGAACAACTCCGGAACAGGGCCCCGCAGGGCCACAGAATAGACATCAGGCGAGTTTGACTGACACAAACGCATCCGGGTCAGCCAGCAGCATCAGCGGTGCAGACTGGATCATGGTGAACTCACGCGCCGGATCGCCTGTCTGTACCCAGTTTTTCGGATAACGCGTGGAAGCGTTAATGCCTTCACGCTGGGCATCCACATCCTGAATGCAGCCGTAGGTACGCAAACCGCGCGCCTGGGTATTGCCCAGCACCATGCTCAAATCCGGCAGGTAGTTCTTTTTGGTGTCGTCTTCAATGTATTGCCCGGAGTAGACGACAATGGCCACATCGCCATACATTCCCTTATAGGAGACCGCTTCACCCAGATCCTTCAGGGCCGTTTCCAGTTCAGAGTTAGAACCGCGACGGGTGTCGAGCTTCTCTTTTACCGATTTGAATGAACGGAACAACGCCCAGCCCTTCGGATCAAAGACGATAATATTGACCACGCCGCTGGCGTTCAGCGCATAGGTTTCAATATCGTCAGTGGGGTCATAGGTTTCTTTGTCGCGGGTGCTCCATGCCGCAGCGCCTGCCTGGATGATGTTGTTTCCGGCACTGCGTCCCATATCCACCTCAACCGGTTCAAACGCTTCGCCGGTCATGGTGTATTTACCGTTGAGGACAGCAGCCACCGCCTGTTTCTCTTCCACCTGGGCAATCGCCAGCTCCTCATCCTTCATGTTCTGCAGGATAATGCGACGGCGGCGGTAGGCCGGGTCAGCCAGATTTTGCGGATCTTCATCCGGCAGGCGACGCAGCGTCATCTGTGGGTTTACCTCGTGCTTGGGTTTGACGTAACCCGGCGTAAACTCTGACGTTGCGCCGCCGCGGGAGCGGATAACCTTGCCGGAAATAACAGGAGAGACGTACAGCGCCATGTTGACCATGCCCGGGATTTGCGACAGATACACCTTCTCGGTGCTGAAGGGGTAGCTTTCACGGAAGAAGATACGCAGGAAAAGCGGATCGAATTTGAATTTCTTCTCATTGACCGCCAGCAGTTGGGCCGTTGTGTAAATTGACATAGATTTTTCCCGTAAAAAAAGCCGCGATGGCGGCTTCTGTGGATGATGGTTAGTGTTAAGTCGGATGTCAGACGATACTGATGGCTGTACCTGCGAATGCGTTGCGTTTGATGTGTTCATCCGTCACCGCATCCGGCCAGAGCACATCTTCAATACGGAAAGAGCCGGACTTATAGAATGCCAGCTCAGTGCTGCTCTGGTCGGCAGACACCGCCAGAACGCCACAGGCAGCCCCAGCATGCTGGCCATCCCAGACGGTCAGCTTGCCGGAAGTGGCATCCAGCATCAGGGGTGTCATCGCCGGTACTGCTTTCGTCAGTTCACCAGGTGCAAAACCGGTATGCGCCGGATCACTGTTCCCGAGGGGCTGATTGTGCGTAAATTGTTCAGTGTTAGACATGTTGACCTCTTATACAGGCGTATTTAACAAATCGTCACCCGCTTCGGCAGAAGCGCTACCTGCCGTTACGGTGCCGGGTGCGGTTTCCATCAGACGATCCAGCGCGGTATCCGTACGCGCCTGGGCACTCTGAGGAGCCGCGGCAAGGATGCGCTGGGCACTTTCCACCGTCATCCCTGGCGTTTCCGCCAGCGCGCGCGCCTGTGATTCACGCCCTTTCGCCTCTTCACAGTTCAGGATCCCCATAATGCGACCGTTTTCGGCTGCGACCGCCGCTGCCAGCTGGCTGCTGATATCAACAGTTGCACCCGCTGCAGGGTCAGTAACGACCGCAGCAGGCACGTCAACGGTGGTCACAGTCTGGTCAGCAGATGCTGCTGGTTGAGTGGTATCTGCGGATGCAGTAGTACCTTTCATGCTTCCTCCTCGGGAAATCATCGTTCGTTTGTTAATTGCATCGCGCATAACGTTCAGCGCATCCATGTTGTTGACCAGTTGCTCCGCCAGGCCGTTGTCTACTGATTCCTGGCCTGAAAACACAGCTGCTTCAGTATCAAGAACGGCCTGAACCGACATGCCGGTATAACCCGCCACCTTTTCAGCGAACATCTGCCGGGTAGCGTCGATACGCGCCTGAAAATCTGCACGTACCTCTTTGGGTAATTTCTCGTAGGGGTTCCCGTCCACCTTGTGATCGCCGCTGTAAATCAACGTGACCTCAACGCCGCTGGTTTTAAGGGCGGCGCCGTAATTGCTGTGGGCCATCATGACCCCGATGGATCCCGTTCTGGCCGTCTGCGTCACAAGCCGACGCGATGCCGCACTGGCAATCAGTTGGCCAGCGCTGCAGTTCATATCGTTGGCTAACGCCCATATGGGTTTGATATCCCGCATGCGGGCGATAATGTCCGCACAGTCAAAGGCACCCGCCACCATTCCACCTGGCGTATCCATATCCAGAAGAATGCCGTCTACACCCGGGTCACTGATGGCCTGCTGGAGGCGGGCGATAATGCCGTTATACCCCGTCATCCCTGAGTACGGCTGGAGTGAGCGGGTTTTACTGACCAGCGTCCCGGAAACAGGCAGCACCGCGATGCCGTTGGTAACCTGGTAGCTTCGCGCTGGTTTTGGGCCCATGTCCTCATCATCACCAAATAGATCCAGCGGTTCAGCCATCTGCTCTGCACCTAGCGTCACGCCCGACACGGTGTCGGTCAGACGGGTAATACCTAACTGGCCAGCGAGCGCGCAAAAGAAAACCCGCGCATAGGCGGGTTCAAGTAAAAGCGGCTCATTGAAAGCCATACTGGCAATGTGCGGGAGATTACGCAGCTCTGGCGTCATCGGCCCCCTCCTCATTCGATTTTTTCAGTCCAGACTTAAAGGCCGAAGCCGCCCACGCTGGCGGTTTAAGTCCCGCTGCGCGGCGCTCCATCGTTTCGCGAACCTGCTGGGCAAAGATTTCCTGATAATCTTCCCCGCGTTTGGCGCATTCCTTCTCATAGGTGCTCAGCCCCGCCTCAATGAGCATGACAGCCTCCTGCACCTCCTTCAGACCGTCAATGGCCATTCTCCCGGAGCCGATCCAGTCTGCATTTCCCCAGGCGCTTCTCGCCTCCTGAAAACTGAATCGGGCTTTAGACGGTAGTGTCACCACCCGGCGAACAATGGCCTCTTCCAGCCAGCATAAAAACATCTGACAGGCCTGGCGGGAGGCAACAAATTTGCGGCGCCCCATAAAGTACGCCCAGGACTCGTTAGCACTGGCACGGGCGGTGGAATAACTCATCTGCGAATAGTTTCGAGAGAGTTGCTCATACGACACACCCAGCCCTGCAGCAATGTAGCGCAGCAGAGATTGTTCAAACGTCGAATAGCCGTTATCAGTATTCTGCGCTGACTGAAGATTCAGGGAATCGCCCGGCATCAGATGCGGCACCTTCGCGCCGCCGAGACGAACCGGCGCCGCGGTATAGTACGAGGCCATCTCCCCCAGCCAGACAGTCATCTTGCTTTGCTGCTCTTTACTGTCTGAGCCGAGAATAAAGTCCATCGCGGTTTGCGTATCCAGCTCACTTTCAATCGTGGCGGCATACATCGCCTTGACAATCGCACTCTGGAGCTGCGTATTCTGCAGCGTATCGAGCATTTTCATTTGCTCCATGACGCTGTAAAACACGTTGGCACCGCGTGTCTGCCCATCTTCCAGGGGTTCAAATACGTGGATAAATGAAGGCCGCCCGCCGGGCAGTTCACGCGGGATGTAGGTCCACTTCTGCGCCATCCACCCCGGATAGCCATCCTCGCTGACGTAATATCCCAGCGCGGCGCCACTGTCATTTGTTCTGACACCTGCCCGGCAGTTTCGCGTGTCTCCGACGTTATTGGGGTTGCTGATGCGTTTTGGGCTCACCATTTTGAACTGTGTGCGGAAAAGACGCGTGGAATCACTGTCCCAGGTGGCCTGTGCACATAACTCACCGTTAAACGCATGCATGGATACACCTTCACGGATCATCATGGTGAATGTACGCTTACGTTCCGCATCAATGCAGCAGCAATCATCCTCCGCAAATTCTTTCCAGGCCGCCTCAACTTCACGGGAGAACGCCCGGGCCTCTTCCTCTCCAATGCCCAGAAAACGCCAGCTGGGGCGATAACTGAGCCGGAAAAACGACCCGACAATGTGGTCCTGATGGAGCTGTACCGCGTTTGCCGCATAGCCGTTATTGCGGACCAGGTCGTCAGCGCGCGCGTTACCGCGGGAAAAATTAGGCAATAATGCAGCATCTGCGCTTTCACTCGGTGGATTCCAGGCGCGGAGCTGGCCGCCAAAGCCACCAGCCCCGCCATGATATCCGGCATAATCCCGCAGAGCGGTTTTGCCGTCCGGTCCTAACAAAGCAGGTGTTTTCATGCGTAAAATCCTGCCGGTCCCCGGCGTCGTGGAGTGGTGCCAACCTGTGACTCAAGTTCGGCAATGTATTTCTTCAGGTCACTGACTGAAGTCGCAGTGAACTCAACCCGCCGGCCGTCTTTTTGCACCGTTGCCACCCGCTTTCCCATCATGAGGTCATGCAACGCAGCACGGGCGGCATCCAGATCAGTCTGTGTCGCCATTATTCATCTCCAGATAATGCCCGGGCATAATCAGCCAGGGTTTTGTTATTGGTCCGCCCCCCCTCTTCCTCCAGCAGGCTCGCGAGCAGTGAATCAAGATTCAGTTGCCATCGCGAAATACTGATCCGCAGGGCCGCCAGCGCATAAACGAAGCAGTCCAGCGCCTCATTTCGTCGCTTTTTGCTGTCCCAGACGATTTTCTTACGCCCGTCCACCCATTTTTCAACCTGCTCCTCAGCAGTAAGCTGCTGCGCCTCAGCCAGATCGTAAATTTCGGGGTTATTGGGAAAATGCACGGCACCGGCAAGAGATTCACTCCCTTCCGGCAGAAGTGTAAAGCGGTTATAAATCTGCTCCTTTGCGGTATCAGTCCCCACTTCCGTCAGATAAACGCCGTTCTTGTTGCGTTTACGCGGCATATTCGCAACAGGCTTACCGTAAACGGAAGCCCCTTTAATCGGGATCACGCGAAACAGGCCATGCTTTTTTGAGCGATTGTAGACAATGGTGGGGTCAATACCGCCGATATCCCAGCAGATACGGGATACCGACATTTCCACGCCATTCTTTCGGGGGTAGGTTTTATTAATCGCCTCGTCCACCCTGACGAGGGTCGCTTCATCATCATGACGGCCCATAATGATTTGCCGGTCAATCAGCCAGCTTTCCTCTCCGGGTCCCCATCCCCAGACGCGCATTTCATATCGATCCAGTTGGGAGTCAATCCCGGCTGTCAGATAAGCAACACGATCCGGTACGGATGCCCCGAAAAACTCTTTGCGTTCGGCCATGAGCTCCGCGTCAGGCCGTTCACCAATTTTAGGCTCCCATGTTTCGCCCAGCGTCGTGTTCACGAAGGTTTTACGCTTTCCGGTATCCCCTTTCGTTTTTAGCCAGTCTTTGACGATCTGCACCCAGGTGGTAAACGGGCTGTATGCCGTCCAGATGTGAAACGTCACGCTGTCAGGCGGGTCGATTTCGGTGCCTGTTGATGAAAACCAGGATAAACCATCACGCGTCCAGATCCCGGTGGTGTCGCAGATATAACGAGCTTCACTGAAATCCAGCTCCTGCTGCTTAATGACGCAGGCATTATGTTCACACAGGTAAAAGACGCTGGAGGGTTCGCCAGGTGTCCATTTGAACCCGAACGGGGTCTCTTTGTCGCCGAACTTCAGGTACTGCTCTTCACCACAGTGCGGACAGGCAACATGAAAACGCATGAAATGCCCGGATTCGCTGGCAGCGCGCTCAATCTGGCAAGTTCCCTTTGTTTTTGGCGTTGAACCACGAATAGATTTAGGCCAGACAGAGCCCTCAATACGTTTATCACCCAGAAACGTCGGGGAACCCTCTTTCTCAATATCCTCATCAAAAGCAGCGAGTTCGTCATAGCCGGCAACATCCACTGACTTTTCACGATAGTTTTTCGCCGCCTTACCACCCAGACACCAGAACCCGCGACCGTTGGAGAAGCGTTTCATACTGAGCGTATTGTCCCGGTGCTTTTTGCCATACCAGGGGGCCAGCGCCAGAAGTGACGGAATATCGCGGATCGTTGGTTCAACATGCGACTTCATGAAGTTTTCGGCGTCACCATCCGTGGGCAGCCAGATAAGGGAATTTCGCTGCTTGTGCTGAATAAAATACGCATAAACACCCAGCAACATTTTTGAATAGCCAACACGGGCAGACTTAACAACGTTAACTTCACGAATGTAGTCGTTACCCATCGCATTCATGATCGCGCGCTGAAACGGCAACGTTTCCCAGCGCCCTTCCTGGTAGGCCGACTCTTTGGGGAGATAGTAATTATCGTCTGCCCATTCAACCGCCGTTTGCGGCTCAGGTCGGTACAGCGAAAGTAGCCCTGCGCGCGCAGAGTGCTGCAGCCCCTTAACCTGACTGTTCGATATATTCACTCAGCAACCCCGGTATTATTTCATCCAGCGCAGCTGCTTTGTTCATGGCCTTAATGATGTCCTTCTTCAGGAAATCAATATGTCGGTTTTCCAGCTCCGGGAAGCGCCGCTGAACCGACAGAGGAACTCCATCAAGAATGCTGGCTACTTCTCCGGCCATCCGCGACAGCACGAACGTGCAGAATGCGGTTTCCACCACCTCAGCGGAATCTTTTGCATTTTTTAGTTCCTGGGCGTCTGCCTGCGCCCGGGTAAGGCGGTGACGCTCATAGTCAATCGTACCTGGCTGGAGATCGGATTCCGATGCAAGACGAAGGTCTTCCACCTCCTTGCGTAATTTCTCATTCTCAATCGCCGCGTCGCGTGCGGAATACCATTCGATAGCCGCGGAAGATTCATAGAGGACCTCATTACCTTTTCCGCCGCCACGTGCTACAGGCATTCCCTGATCCTGCCAGTTCTGAATGGTTCGCACGCTGACCCCAAATATTTCAGAAAGACGCTTTTTGTTGACCTCCATGGCCACTCCATACACAAAAACAGAGAAAGGAAACGCCCTCTGGCTATTTAGCCGTTTTTAAGGCTTATCGTTTCCTTTCTTTTCAGGGGGTGTTTGCAGTTAAAACAATGGATTAGCGAGAAGAAGAACGGAAACGGCAAATGCCTGAAAATTTTCATAAATAGCGAGAATCTGCGAGGTCGCCGCCCCGTAACAGGCCGGATCGCCGGAAAGGACCCGCAAACGATACTGATTATCATTTGCATATCATCATCGACGGCACTGCCGCCAGATAACACCACCGGGTAAACATTCCATCATGATGGCCGTGCGGACATGGGAAGCCTGTTCATCCATCGCTTTCTTGTCTGCTGCCACTTGCTTTGCGACATCACGCGCCGCACATTCAGCAGCGTTTTTCAGCGCGTTTTCGATTAACGCTTCAGTGTTGGCATCAATACCAGGTTTAACTTCGAACTTATCGGTACTGATGGTTACCTTGTTCTGCGCTGGCTCATCACGCATGATATCAAAGCTGATGTTGTAGATATTGGTCACCGGCTGAGGTGTTTCGATTGCCGCTGCATGGATAGCACCACTGGCGATAGTGGCGTCCTTGATGAATGGCACTCCATTGCGAATAAGTTCGAAGGAGACAGTGTCACGAATACGCTGGTCCAGCTCGTCGATTGCCTTCTGTGCAACTGAGGTATCAATCTCAACGCCAAGCGTCATCGAAGCGCAATATTGCTGCTTACCAAAACGCGTATTGACCAGGTGTTCAATGGCAAATTTCTGCCCTTCTGATGTCAGAAAGGTAAAGTGATTTTCTTTCTGGTATTCAGTTGCTGTGTGTCTGGTTTCAGCAAAACCCAGCTCGCGCAATTCGGCTGTACCAGATTTAGAAGGCAGATCACCAGACAACAACGCGCCACGGAAAAACAGCGCATAAAGCACTTCATTAGCAGCGCCAGATAGCGTAATAATTTTCTCAGCCATTATTAGATCCTTTTTTAAGCGCAGCCCAATTGTTTGAAGGTAGAAGGACGACCACTGCGTAAGGCATGTTTATCATCACCGAGCACACCGATAACAATGCGTGCTCTTCCCTTTTTATCGCTGACGATCATTCCGTCATTGCGAATAAACACCCTCAATCCTGACTTTGATTTTTTGCCAAATTGCATAGCTATTTCCTTTTAGACGTGAGCCTGTCGCACGGCAAAGCCGCCGAAAGTTTACGGTTTGCCCAGGCTCACAGCTGAAAGACTTTCTTTGATGTGCGCGTGCGATGTGCATAAAAAACCCCGCTATCGCGAGGCTATAGGATTGTTATTTGACTCTCTCACCGAATCGTAAATGCGTTCACAAGTCATCCCGGCGGCATAGCGTTCGTCAGCGATTCCAGCATAACGTTTAGCTTCTGCTGCAATATCTCCGAGCATGTCGGCGAGCATTCTGGCGTCGGCTCCGGCTGTTTTGCTTCTGACGGCAGCGGCAAGATCTGAGGTGTGCTTTGCGGCGTCCAGGCGGGCGGCAAGCTTTGTTGCTTCGGTGCGCAACTGGCTAACAGTGGCAGACAGGCCAGCAGCAGTGGCAGCAGATTTAGCGGCTTGTGCTTGTGCATCTTTTACAGCCTCATCACGGGCAATTATGCGCCATTGTTCAATCCAGCGTGCGGCAGTCTGCGCGTTCGCTTCCTGTGAAGATTCCATGCTATTGCGGTCAGCCCACTTCTTTTGCCAGCCCCGCTCACTCCAGATGTTCCCGGCAAGAAATGCACCAGCCAACATCAGCAAAACAATGATTGTTTTCCACCGCGCCTTAACAAAAGCAAAGACCGCTGTCATACCAGCAACGCCGCCCGCGCTTTGTTATAACGACTATTTCTGTCAGCCAGTCCATTCTGGCCACCGTTGATGATCTGCGTTACACGGACAACATCACCTGAATACATCAGACAACCACGTAATGTGAAATACCATGCAGCAGAACGGGCTGCATATTTCTCCTGTGTCAGCAACTCTGGTGTGCTGATCAGATCCAGCTTCAGCGCCGCACCGCATTTGGCGTAGTTCTCGCGGCCGGTGATTTGAAGCAGCCCACGACCGCGATATTTCCAGCCATCACCCTGGCTGTTATTCCCCATGCGGTCACCGTAAACCAGATTGGCTATTTGCGGCTGGTGGGCAACCTGCTTACCATCGACACGCCCCAGCATTTCACACTGATACGACGTCAGGCGTTTACCAAAGGTTTTCTTCAGCCCCTCTACCGAGTAATTGAAGCTCTCGACCAGCGAGGTAAAACCAGCAGATTCATGCCCAACTTGTGCAATGAACATGGCCTGATCGTTAACTGCTGTGATTCCAAACTCTTTCATTGCCGCATCAATGTGCGGAAACCAGCGTGCAGAAAGCCCGGCGCTGATACCAGCCGCCTGCTGAAATTGTGATTGGTTCATTATTGCCTCAGATGATCAACCAGGCGTGCCACGTTGCCTCTGACGGCGACCAGCACAGACAGGAAAATAATGTTGGCCCCGATAGTGGCCCACGATGAATAAGGGTAGATACCGCACAGATATGCCAGCGGAACAGCGCTATAGATGACCGTAAGCAGCCACGCCAGGCGAGACATCCATGGTCGATGTCGCGAATCGCCTCGACGATAAAACATCAGGGTCAGCACTACCCCAGCGCAAAGCAATGCATTTAAAGTTGCCGATGGGTCATTTTGTACCACCTGAACCTCCCCGGCGCGTTATCAGCGCCACCAGCGAGACGACATCCTGATTATTCAGGAACGTCAGGATTTTGACGGCTAATGCAGAAACGATTACGGCGCCAATGGCATCCAGTGGTTTATCACTGTAGCCAGTAACCTGAGCCAGCTTTGAACCCACCAGCCCGGAACAAAGGATCCCCGCGATATACGACACCAGGAAATATGCCAGACGGCGCGCTGCACTCAGGTCAGCAGTGGTTGCAATGTAAAACACCGCTCCGGCAAAAGCGCCAAACACCACGCCGTAATCAGTTCCGGACAGAAATCCATAGACGCTGGCACCCGTCAGGACACCGCCAGCCAGCCCAGTACCGGAAATCGGATCGGACATTTAGCCCCCTCTTAATTGCTGTGATTCCTCTCAGAAATGAGGGGATGTGAAATCAGGCAACCGGGCTCTTTTGTTCAAATAAAAGTAAGGATGATTCCAGGTGCCTGAAAATGGTGATCACCACATCCACAGGGGCGTGATGATCATTATGTTTTGCTCAGTTTTTCCACCTCTTCGGTGGTCTGAATAAATCTGTCAGCTTCCAGTTCTACCCCGATCGCCCGACGACCAAGTTCTATTGCAGCTTTCACAGTTGAACCAGAGCCCATAAAAAAATCAGCAACGATATCCCCTGGTCTGCTGCTGGCGCTAATGATCTGCTTCAGCATGTCGGCAGGTTTTTCGCATGGATGTTTGCCCGGATAAAACTGAACAGGCTTATGCGTCCATACGTCGGTATACGGAACAAGAGCGGAAACAGAGAAGCAGCGCCGGAGGGTTTTGTATTCCTCCAGCAATTCTGAATACTTGCGGTTTAATGACTGATAGGTAGCTACCAGCTGGTGGTGAGGATGTTCAAGCTTCTGCTGAATGTGCTTATCGATAGCGATCCGCGTGAACAGTTCCTGCAATTTTCTATAGTCCACTTCATTTGGTAGTTGCCATTGGCTTGCACCAAACCAGTGTGACGCCATGTTTTTCTTTCCGGTTGCCACAGCTATTTCTTTCGAGCTGACACCCAGTGATTCACGGGCATTACGGAAGTAATCAATCAGCGGCGTCATAATGTGCTGCTTTAGCTCTGTGCTTTTCCTTTCGTAAACATCCTCTTTACCTGTGTACGGCCCAAGATAGTGCTCAGCAAACAAAATCCGTTCCGTAGATGGAAAGTACGCACGCAGGCTTTCTTTATTACAGCCATTCCAACGGCCCGATGGTTTTGCCCAAATGATGTGATTCAAAACGTTGAACCGGGCACGCATCATAATCTCTATATCTGAGGCCAGTCGGTGACCGCAAAACAGGTAAATGCTGCCAGCAGGTTTAAGAACGCGAGCATACTCAGCCAGACAGCTATCAAGCCAGCGTAAGTAGTCCTCGTCCCCCTTCCATTGGTTGTCCCAGCCGTTGGGCTTCACTTTGAAGTACGGCGGATCCGTAACTATCAGATCAATAGAGTTATCCGGGAGGGTGGCGACGTAATGCAGGCTATCAGCGTTGATTAACTCAACACTGTTTATTTTTACAGTATTTTTCATAGATCAGTAAGCGTAACTCTGATAGGCTCACGTTGCTTTTGCGCTAAAGCAGTGGGCCTTGGTTAGCTTGTGACCTGAAAGCATGAGCTGATGGCTGGCCGAGTGCGCTAACACCCACCAGCCGCCCATTTCCACAGCAGAAAGCCCCCATTACTGGAGGCGTTTATAACATCCAAACTGGTAATCAGATAAACCCGCCATCACCAGCTGTGTGAGTATGAGCTGGCAACGTTCTCGGCTAAGGTGGGTATTCTGTGCAATCTCCCCAGCCGTTGCTGGTTTATCGCTTAACTCATTGAAAACAGCCTTCGCGGTTTCTGTCATATCTTCCTGATTTAGCATGTCTTTTACCTAAAATTATTTGCGTGACATACAGATAACTCTGGTTGGGGACACCAGCAAGAGAAGAATTCCATTCTGCGACCACCAGCGCCTTTATGCGCCGCGCATGGCTAAATTGCCATAAAAAAACCCGCTCACTGGCGGGTTTATAAAACTTTGGCAACATATCAAACATGCTTCAAATATGGCTTATTTTGTTGCATTTTGCAAGCGCGTTTGAAGGAGATAGTGAAATTTACTTCACATTTCTGCCACTTTGAGGGCTTCTTCTTCCTCATAGTATTCAAGAGCCATTGCCAACGCAGATTCATCAAGCTGGGTAAAAGCGGCCTTTAACCCGGCCCAGTGCCCTGAATAGACACGCAACCATGTCGAACGGTCAACGCTAACCATGCGGGCCAACGCTGCACCAGCATAGTCTTTATAGGTTTCATTATTTCTGGTTGCGGCAATTTCCTGCCCTGCCAGCCATACCAGGCCTATCAGTTTCTTTACTACGCGCTCCTGAAGGGAGTTATCACCCAGGCATTTCTGATAAGTTTTCCAGACGTATTCACACATCATCACCTGGTGCTTATAGCTAAGGTCAAAACCGTAGCAGTACCGCAACCAGGCCTGCTGGTATCCACTAAGCGCGGACACTGCCCTACGCCACGGCGCGGACTCAAATTCCGCATCTTTTATCGGCGGCATTGGCCTGCGGCGGCTGCGTGTTTCCAGCACATACAGTGGCGCGGAAAGCGAGTTAACAAAGCGTGGTCCCTTCTCTCCTTCGAGTTCGACGAGATGAATTCCACGGCGCGGGGTGGCATTTTTGTCTACTGGTGGGTGTTCACTGAAAGCCTCAAGCTGCCCTTTTGTTCCCCCAGAGAGGTCAGTTAGCGCGCGGCGCAATTCTATTCTTACAAAATTCAGGTCTTGTTGATTCATGCTTCTTTGCGCTCCATACACTTAAGCTTTCGCAATTACGCCGATCGCCAGCGCCCGATCCATAAAACGCAGTAGCAGCTCAAGCTGCGTACCATGCTTCTGCTCGAATGCCGGTACATCGGCGTGTAACTCGTCGTGGCACTCTCTGCACAGAGGGATCACGAAGAGATCATGGGCTTTTGTTGCTGTCCCCCCCATACCGTGCCCTACGATATGGTGCGGATCATCTGCTGGCCGTCGGCAACACTCACAGGGTTGTGTTTTAACCCAGCGGGTGTACGTCTCATTTACCCAGCGGCGACGTTTTGGTCTGAGCATGAAAGACTCTGGCGACTCTGGATCAACAGAGAGCGTGAGGATCTTCTTCGCCTTCTCCTGCACGAGGCTGGTTGCAGACGCAGAAGGCACAATGTCGCTTTCCCTCATGACAGAGCGGATGTTTTCATCCGGAAGGCGTAGCCCCTTGTGCGCAACGCTTTCCGGTATTACATCAGCCAGGTCGTTCCTGACCATCCACCAGCACAGTTCAGGAAGCGTCAGTACATGCGACTCGGGAAAACCAGAATCACGCCGAATGACTTCCAGAATCCAGGATACCAGGTTACCGGCCGCTATACCTGCAAGCTGTTCGGTATGCTGCCCGGACAAAGTGTGATCACAATGCCAGCACAGGCGAATGCTTCCTGGTGAGTGCCGCATTGTTGTGAAGTTCTTGTCGTGCCACGATGAATGTGGCCACTGGCATTCAAACCGAGAACTCAGCCACTGCTCAAGGGAAGGAAGCCCACCGGCACGCTGAATAACCCGCTCATTCCCGAAGACCTGCCGCATTACCGGATCATCAGCCAGCGGCTGAATGGCTGCCGGAACAGCCCCGGTACTGAATGACGCCATTTCTTCTGGTTCAGGCTCGAGCAGAACTCGACCACGCATGAAGAGGTGCATCAGTTCCGCGCCGGGACGAAACAACACAATCCCCATACGATGGGCGACTTCAGGAGTTAACAAAGCCCTCACGCCGCCTGTCCCCCTGCAATATGTTCAGCCCACAAACCACCAATCCAGCGTACTCCCTTGGCAGTGAAACGCGTCTGGCTAAATGCGTGATTGGATGTGCTCGATGTTCCCGTCTTAACTTCAAATCTTCCCGCGGAAATGTGTTGCGCCATAGGGGTAAGTGTGCCGCCGAGGCGATACAGGATATTGCGTTCAATAAGGAACAGGCGGAACTCAGTTTCTTTTGCGTTGAGCAATTTGGCTACCTGCCGGAATGACATGGAGCCTTTTGCAGAGCAATAACGATCAACAAACTCCACTTTTGGCGCCGCGGCTGCCAGCTGGATGGTCAGTTGCTCTTTCTGCTCGGCTAAATCAGCAGCCAGGCGAAGCGCTTCCGGCAATGAGCGGGGAACACTGACACTCTGCCCTTCTTCCAGTTCCTGCCAGCGATCGACAACCGCGGCGGTAAATTCAGGTGACAGTCTGGCAACAATCACCAGAGAGTCGCGTTTGTTAAAACGATACTCCTGGTAAACATTACCGTTATGCTCAAAATCGAACTGCGCCAACGGCGCGGTTAAAATTCCCGCAGCAACAAGACGCTCAGCCGAGCGTTTCACGTCACTGTGTTTACTCTGAACCAGATCCGCAATATCACGGCTGGACATTGTTACAACACCATTCACGATTAACTGGCTCATACTTTTCTCCATATCAGGCGGCTGCACCCGCCGGTTCATATCTGCTGATCGTTATCTCTACCCGACCTTTCGGCACTACGGGTCCCCATTCCACCAGCATGCGCTTAATCTGGCTGTCATCTTCCCAGACACCCGCATGCGTCAGCGCGTCAAACAGGGCTTTGTTGTAATTATCGATATCCCGGCGGCGCGCATCCGGCGGGTACAGAGTGATTTCTACCGCTGCCAGTTCAGTCGATGGCTTCGGGAGACGTCGTAATTGCTCAATGATCGCCATGCAGGCTGCGCTCTGGTATTTACGACCATCAGCGCTAATGAGGTGACGACCGGCCAGCGGCCCCTTGTTAGGGGCGCGCCAGTAAGTGTTCACGCTCGGAGGGAACGGGAGCACAAGTTTCATGCCACCTCCTGTTGTTGCACTGCACACAGTTCCGGAAGATTTGCCTCCACCAGCGCCCTAGCAAATGGTGGTGGTACCGCATTACCGCAGCGGGCTACCTGCTTATCTTTTGCATAGCGATTTCCACGGTAGTCCTGATCAATAACGTATCCATCGGGGAAGCCCTGCGCTTTGTAGAGTTCATGCGGCTGCAACATGCGCATTCCGATATCAACGATCTGGTATTTCACCCCATCGATAGTTACCAGCCATTCATCGTCACTTTCCCCGCAATACGTCTCGAGAAATGTGCGTACCTCACCCACGTGTTGGCCACCAGCGGTGATTGTTGGCATGGGCACATCTAGGCGTTGCCCGTCGCGGCATGTTCCACGCAGTTTCACCAGATGAGAGGCAACTACTGCATGATGGTCGACAGTGGTCACTGAGTGCGCGGGTTCATCCATACTGACACCCGGCCCCGTATAGTTACCGCCGTAGTGTTTAGCCAGGAACGCGCTCACCGTCGCGAATTTATTTCCACCTGCAGTAACGGTCCCCAGCGGGTTATCCAGCCGCAGCACACGCGGTTCTTGTCCAGGTCGTTCGCCATAACCCATCTGGATCAGCGTAGGCGTTACCAGTTGAGATTTACTGCCACCGCCAGCGGTGATGGTTGCGCTCGGTTCGTCTGCCCGGTGGCCGACGCTGGCCCCAAACTGGCGGGCTATCACTGGCGCAACAAGACAGGCGCGGGATTGCTTCAGAATGGTATGAGCAGGTTTATCCAGCGGGCGCGGTTTAGCCTGGTATTCACTACCACCATTACCCGCCAGGAATGGCGTCAGTGCAGCCTCAACAATCCCGAGTGCATGCCCATTCCCACCTGGACGTTTTGATGTACCAGCAGTTACCGTCGGTACCGGTTCGGTAACGGGCATCCCGGTTGCGCCGGTACGGAACTTTGTCAGGTGTGGAACGGCTAACGCATAGCCATGGGTTTTGGTAATGGTCTGCAAAGGCTCACTCAGTGCCTGTCCACGGAAACAGTCGTATTTCCCTTTGGTCGTAGTGTGGTTGCATTTCACGATGAACGGCGATGCACTGTCGATAACAAAGCGCTGTATGCCGCGCGCGATGCGCTTCAGGGTATTTTCTGCCAGCGGCTTTTTGCGCCCGAATATCGATGGGGCCGGAATTGACCAGTCGATACACTCCGCAGCTGTACGCCATGGCGCCAGCCTGCCAGCCTGAACCGCAGGTGATTTCGGATCCCCATGCGTTGGTTCCGGCCACACAATCGGCTTCCCATCGCGGCGCATGACCATGAAGAAACGTTTTCTGATTGTCGGTGCGCCGTAGTCGCAGGCGCGCAGTTCGCGATACTCAACGACATAGCCCAGACCTTTAACCAGTCGAGCTGCATCCTCACTATCAAGTGAAATATTCAAAAACTCGCAGCATTCTGCCAGCGCCGGATGGTTAGCCGGGATGCCTGTTGTCAGCATGCCGACAAATGCATTGAATGTTTCGCCAGTACGGGCAGGATCCGGACGCATTTCATCGGCCAGTAGCGGTCCCCACGTTTTGAACTCTTCCACGTTCTCCAGCATCATCACGCGCGGTCGTTTCGCCAGTGCCCAACGCAGAACAATCCAGGCCAGACCGCGTATCTCTTTTTTCACTGGCTTTGCGCCTTTTGCCTTCGAGAAGTGTCGGCAGTCCGGGCTAAACCATGCCAGGCCGACAGGATTACCGCCAGTGGCAGCTACCGGATCCACGTCAAATACGGATTCACAATAATGCAGTGTGTCCGGGTGGTTCGTCTTGTGCATCGCAATGGCGTTTTCGTCGTGGTTGATCGCAATATCCACGCTGCGCCCGATCGCCAGTTCAATACCCGTTGATGCGCCACCGCCACCAGCAAAGTTATCAACGATAATCTCACGCATGGGTTACCCCCTGCATGCTGCCGACAAGACCACGCGCAATTGTGATAATTTCGCTGGTGGCCGTTCGTTCCAGCCAGAGTTGATTGATGTTGGCTTTCAGCTTGTTCTGCTGTGATTCATCCAGCATGTCAGCGCCGTCTACCTGGTCGAATACAATTCCAACCTCCAGCGGCCAGATACGGGACTCGGGAAGCGGATCCGATACTGGTTTAGCTTTCTCACGGATGTGCATGCGGATCTGGCGAATATTGGACCAACTGGAAACATCCAGGCTTCCCATAGCTGCAATGAAATCAGTACTGTTCATGCCATATTCACCAGATGCTTCAAGGGCAACAGTACGAATACGTTCCGACATATCCAGGCGCGCAGCAGCGTCATCGAATTCAATCGACAACAGCCACTCATCCACACCGAACAAAATACTCTCACGAATAAGCAGCTTCGCTTTGTCGATCGTTAATGGTGATACCTGAGTGAATTCCGGTGCTTCGACAGAATCCGCCGCCCAGGTATGCCCAAACTTCGATTCACTGAATGTGTATTCTTCTTTATCGCCGAACGCAGCTCTAACGCATGCCCACGCCTCGACACCGCTGATATCAAAAATATCTTTCTGGGTAAGTGGCAACTCTGCTTCTGGCTTGTCAGCTACAGATGGTGTGGCAGTTGCAGGTTGAGACTTGTTGGCAGCAAATTGCGCCAAAGTCATAAACGCCCGCCCTTTTACCTCCAGTTCTGTACGGTTGATATAGCTGAACCGCTCACCACGCCATGACTTATCGAATACAGCTATGGCACCGGCAAAAAACGCGCTGGTGGGCTTCTGTTTTTCGTCAGCAGGTATAAACCACACAGGCAGATCGAACCCAATGCGCCCACGGATGAATACGATGTGATCGGCATTTTCCGGCCACCACGTTTCGCTTGGCGCTGCTTTTATCAGGAATACATAGCGACCGCCCTTTTCGCGCTGGGCTGCTGCGTAGTTCATGATGTGCGTCATGCCGGTGATCGCCTGTTTCTCGTGGTACTGCGAACGGCTATACGGTGGGTTGCCATAACCAGCGCCACCCAGTTCTGTAAGACGTTCAGACCAGTCCTGCGTCAGCGCATTATCTTCGGCGGTGTACCATGCCGGGCACTTCGCGTTGTCGTCGTCAGCAAACAAGTCCAGAACTAATGGCCCAAATAGCGCGTTGATACCCCAGAAAAGCAGATCCGGTGTCCGCCACTGATCGCCAACTTCTTTCAATTCGTGGGCTGGTTGGCTACGTAGTGCCGCCAGCGCCTGGCAATATTTGTTTAACGTCATCCTCTGAACCCCGCAGGAATCGTTGTATCAACCGGACCAAAAGCCATCACATCGCGCTTTTTCGCCCCCCAGTCAGCGCGTTTAGGCCGTCCCTTCTGATCCCAGCGGGTAGCGCTTTGCAGATAGCTCTCGAATTTCTTCGGGCCAAACAGCGTTTCCGGCCTCATGTACTGGTACTGCTCATCGTTCTCGTGCCAGTGCTCATGCTTCAGGTCGATAACCAGTTGCAGGTCTGCAACGCTGTACCCCTCACGCAGTCGGGCACGAATGTTCTCCAGGGATGTTTTTGATTTCTGATACCGGGATCCGCTGATCTGGTTCAAATGGGACAAAACCAAAATCGCCTGGTCAGTAATCACGACTTCAGGGTCTGGTTGCGCCGCAACCGGACAAGAGGGTTTTGAAGTTACTTGTGGATCTTGTGTTGATTTTACTGACGGATCCCCGCCAGATTCTGACGGGTCAAAACCGCCTTTTATGCCAGATTTCGACGGGTCAGTTTTTGAGGCGTCAAAATTTGATGCGTCAGATTTTGACGTGTCAGAATCTGACAGTTGAGAAAATGCGGCAGCCTGAAGTTTCGCCACATTCAGGCGGTACACGTTCGACGCATTACGGTTACCATTACGGCGCTGTGTACGCGTGAGCCAGCCATCTTTTTCAAGCTTTGCGATTGCCGTTCTGATAGTGCTCGGCCCTGCGCCAAGCTGGCGAGCAATAGTTTCAATTGACGGCCAGCACACACCTTCATCGCTGCTGAAGTCAGCAAGGCGAGCCATGATCGCGACACTGGACAACTTCATGCCCGACGCTGCGCAACCATCCCATACGTAGCCGGTTAATTTAGTGCTCATGATCGTCCGTTATCTCCCTGAACTTTTGCCTGAAATGCTCAAGTGGGCTGAAGCATTCGTGTGGATAGCCATCTCGCAGGTAGATAACGCGCTGTGTTTCTGGCTCCCAGCGGATAACACGGACTGGCACTCCGCGGTGATCTTTGAACCTTCGGTTAAGTTCGCGCACAGGCGTTTTGCCCTCCGATAGTAGACCCCCACAATTACGGCAGCCTGGCTGTGGTTACATGACACCCAGCGATTTGATACTTTGCATTCATACCGAAACAGCGGAAGACCCGGCACCGGGATCATTCGTAGTTGCGGTAAGTGAGGATTTACGATTAAATTGCTCATGCGGATTATTTCTCCATACTCGAAGAGTTGTTCGCCAAGGCGCCCGGAGCTGCACACTCGCGGGCGTCACTCTTTTCTGGCGCGCAGAAAACACGGAATAGCAGCGTCAAATGCTCCTGCCACTTAGCCATTACCTGATAACTGTTCTCTTCAATCTGCTCACGTTCTGCCGGATCAATAACCCCGTCAGAGGTTGCCTTACGCAGGTACTGCGAGTGTTTACCAATCCATTCGATGGACTCCATCAGGCGCTGATTTATATCGGCTTTATCCAGATCATCGACATCTGCCAGCGGTACAAATACGCCCTGAGAATGGCGCGCAACGGCATCAGCGATATGGGTTGAACCACCAGCACGTTGTAAAACCATTGCCCAGCCCAGTGGGAAGATCTGGTCACCATCAACGCGAAGGCGGTTAAACAATGCGTTCTCTGTCACGCCCAACCATTCCGCCGCCTCGGCATAACCACCAGGTAGATCGGTGATCGTTTTTTTTATCGCCGTCACCAGCCAGGCTGGCTGACGTTCAACTTTCCAAATAGGTTCGTTACCCACGGCTTACCCCTTAGTTCTGTGGTTACAATTACGCTGCTGAATCTTTAATCTTTTGAAAAATATCAGGACGTAATTTCTCTCTTGAAACTCCGGTGACCTTTTCAATTAGCGCTGATAGTTTTGCTGGTGGTTTTTTCTCTCTGTTCAACCAGTTCCAGACCTGCTGTTGTTTCACTAATCGCCCAGAACTAGCGGTAAGCTTGCGCGCTAACTCTGATTGGCCACCAGCCAGAGCGATTGCCTCTGAAAGGGCTAACTGCTCGGGAGTCATAGTTTTCTCCTGTATCAATACATAAAAGTTGTTGCCGATAGAGATTATACAACCTTAACAACTTTTATCACAACTTTTAGGTGTTGGAAAGCTAAAACATAAAGTTGTAATCTCACCATAAATAAGGGGGGGAAGTTGTGAACACACTGGCGGAAAGACTGAAGATTGCGAGAGAAAAAATAGGGTTAAGCCAAGCTCAACTCGCTGAATCCATAGGTGTTTCTCAACAATCCGTAGCAAAAATAGAAAACGGAGATACATTGCAACCGCGAAAGATAAAAGAAATCGCAAATGTATTAGGCGTTAGCCAAAAGTGGTTGCAACTAGGCATTGAGGAAAATGCTTCACTTTCTGATTTTGTGGTTGGAGAGGCTGAAAGTGCCAGTTTAGACCCTGCCATTTTCGCTGACATACCAGTACTAGATGTTGAGTTATCAGCCGGAAATGGGTGTGAAGCCGAAATTGTGGAGTCTGTAATTGACTGGTTTCCTATCCGAAGAATGGATTTAAGGAAAGCTGGAGTCAGCGCTACAAATGCTAGGATCGTAAAAATTTGGGGAAACAGCTTATTGCCAGTTCTCAATAACGGCGATCATGTTGCTGTTGATATCGCACAGACAAATCCTATTCGAGATGGCGATTTATACGCTGTTAGAGATGGGGTCCTGCTAAGGGTCAAAGTGCTAATAAACCAACCTGATGGTGGTTTAATTATAAGAAGCTTCAACAAAGATGAGTATCCAGATGAAATACTCACCTTCAATGAACGCCGCGCAAGAATTCATGTTATCGGCAGAGTGTTCTGGTCATCACGTTCATGGTAAAACGCTAAATAGCATTTCCTCTGAGATAATTTTTAGCTTTGCACCATTATCGTCGCGATAGCTAACAGCTTTTTCTATCTTTCTCCCATGGCTGGAAAATTTCCAGTCTCTGGATGATAGGGTTCCGACAACAAGGAAGTCCAGTTTTTGGGTAATTCCATTACTTATTTTTCCCCCTGCACTTTTGATCCGTTCCTCTACCACCGCTCGCTTACCTGCCATAAAGGTACCCGTTAAACAGTAGGTTTTGTCCGCAAGATCAACGAGTGCATCATTATCAATCGGTAGCCTCGTCGCCAATCCATCAACAACCCCGCTGTCTAGATCGCATCCAGTAAAGTCAACAAGTGCTTTATGTAGAGTTTCGCTTTCCTCTGGAGTTATTACCCCATCGTTAAGGATATCTTTTATTAGAATGTACAAATCCTTCCCTGGGTAGTTACTCTTAAGAGCCCCATTTTGGGTTAACCACCAATCGAGATATCTAATTTCATCTTCCGTCAAGGTCCTATCCGAGATCAGCCCTTTACACAATCCATTGAGAAGATGTAGATCCATTTCAGCAGAGTAAAAATCAATTCCTGGAATATCTAAAATTTCTCTTTGGATTTTTGTCAGACTGTTTTTGAGTTCTTTTCTTTCTTCCTCTGTAATGACACCATCAGCTAAGATATCTGAGACCCTCGCCGATAGACTCTTAATAACACCATTTCTTATAATTTGATTTGCTTCAAGTAGCCATGTGTCAAGGTAAAGAACTTCCTCATCTCTTACCACCCCATCAGCAACAATACCATCAATGATACTGATTAGGTTCGCAAACAACTTATCTCTATTGTGTGTGTAATTAAATACGTAAAGCTTGTCTTCCATACAGCCTCCTCTTTTTTTATACATCCTTGCATTCATCTCATCTTCAATCAAACCACATAAAGTTGTTGACATTGCGCATAACCACAACTAAATTACAACTTAAAGGTGTTACACAACAGCGAACAGGCAGGACGCCCACGAAGTAGCCGCCGGTGGCGTATGAATAACCGGATGATTCGCACATGGCAGGAGAGTGGATATGGATGGCAGTATCGAAAATCAACGAGATGCCTGGCTTGTGGTGATTGAAGCAGCAAAAACTGCATTAAGCCAAGTTGAAAGTAGTAACTACAGAACAGTTAAACAAATGGCATTGGGTTCTATTATCTATGCCTTTGAAATTCTGGACTTTGATTTTGAAGCCACGAGCCTTCCGTCAGAACAGCATGAAAAGATGAATAGAGAAGCCGCCGCAGCCTATATCGGCGTAGAGGCGCAAACATTAGCTAATTGGGCTAGCACAGGAAAGGTTCGTATACCTTTTTTAAAAATCGGTAGAAAGGTTACTTATCTAAAAAGTGATTTGGACGTCTATCTTGCCTCATCGAATGCAAGTACCACAAGGTAGTTTAGGTACCTACCACCGCGCCTGATGTGGTTAAAAGCAGGCCAAAGCAATAACAAGTAACTCCCTGTTCTGGCGGCCCGGTGTTTTCCCACTTGTCCGGTAACCGCCAGCCTTTTTCAGGGCGCAACGACGAGAGCATTGACGAGCAAGGCATAAGTGCTGGTTCGATTCCAGACAGTCCCATTCAGTTGGGAGGGTTGGGCAGGGAAAAGGTTCGTTCGATTCGAACACCGGCAGTGCTCTCTTCGTTGTGGTAAATGGCGGGGCTGACCGTCAAACGGTTGAGAAAAGATAAGCAGGCGAAACGTTCTAAGCGAACATACGGACTGATCGAACGCGGATGGAACGGGCGGTTACGATATTGAAACACCGCGCCACTGAGCTGGAGTTCAGCACCAGCAGCCACAACCAAATCACGCTTAGGACCGTGATAACCGTAGTTCCAGTATTGCTGTGTGTAGTCTTGGCGGTACCAGGGTCTTCAACCTTATGCAAGGGGGACGAAGATAATGTTCTACCTCGGTACCGCCCTTTTTACGCAACAGAAAAGGGCATCACCGGGCGACGGGCTCATAACCCAATCCACCCGGGCAAAAAGAAAGCGGTCTCTGCAAGCCGCCGACCAATGCAGGTGCCCTTCTCTGTTGTGTATGGAGAAAGTTCGGCGGTGGCAGCCGCCTTAACGAGGGTAAAACCATGAGTAATGACCGCATGACCGTAGTGCCAGATTTTCTTGGCGAACTGGATGCCGGCGTGTTCATGAACAAAATCGCGGCAGCACTTAATACCACCGCGCTTGGCGTTCTGAACAACGGCAACAAAGGCAAAGTAGTCCTCACATTTGATTTTGAGCGCATGGGTAATTCCGTTGAAGAGAAGCGCGTCAAGATCAAGCACAAGCTGAACTACAGCACCCCGACACCGCGTGGTAAGGCTTCCGAAGAGGACACAACCGAAACCCCGATGTGGGTCAACAAAGGCGGGAAGCTCACCATCCTGCAGGAAGATCAGGGCCAGCTGTTCGGGATCACTGGCGCGGTGGATGGAAAGCTTAAAGCGGCTCAGTGATCCGCAACAACAAACTCACTGATACCACTTCGATCATCAGTTAATAAGGAATTTCTATGTCTCAGTTAGACAGCGGTACCTTCAAGCAGGTCAAAGACCTGGTTCTTTCCGGTTATCACCTGAATGATATTCATGGCCTGGCTTGCCCGACCGCATTGCTGCCAGATGGCACTAGCGTTGAAAGCCTTGAGCGCTTTTCTCTGGAGCGTTTCCGCTTCCGTGGTGCAATGACAACAACCAGTATTGACGATTTCGCACGTTATTCTAAAGGTTACGCTAGCGCCAGCGATCCAGCTCGTTGCTTCATTGACGCCGACAACATGACCGCCCGTTCAGTGTTCAACATCGGCACCCTGGATAATCCCGGTCACGCCGATAACGTTGCTTCAATCACCCTGAAGAAAACCGCCCCGTTCCGTGCGCTACTGCAGATCGACGGTCAACGTCTGAAGCAAAAGCAAATCGCCGAATGGCTGGAAGACTGGAGCGATTACCTGCTGGCGTTTGATGCTGATGGCAATACGATGCAGATTTCCCAGGCGGCTCAGGCTGTGCGTCGTATCACTATTCAGCAAGCAACACAGCAGGACCATGAAACTGGTGATTTCGCTGGTAAAAAATCGCTGATGCAAAGCGTTGAAGCAAGCAGCAAAGACGTAATGCCTGTTGCGTTCGAGTTCAAATGTGTGCCGTATGAAGGTCTGGGTAAACGCCGCTTTAGCTTGCGTAACAGCCTGCTGACCAGCGATGAACCCTGCTTTGTTCTGCGCATTGTCCAACTTGAAGCCCAGGAAGAAGAGATCGCCAATGAATTCCGCGATTTGCTGATCAGCAAGTTCGAAGGTGAATCAGTGGAAACTTTCATCGGTAACTTTAAAGCCTAATTGCTCTGCACTAAATCCCCGGCGCCGCGGGGATTTATTGAAGCGTAATTCCATTAAATATCGCCACCCGGCGAGGGATTCGTTCAACCAAAATCTGCGCGGTGCAGCGCGCCAATATGGAGAAAGCCATGAGCTATATTCAGACATTATCCGGTAAAAAATTTAACTACCTGACCGCCACAATCGACGATATCGATGTTGAGGATATCGCGACAGCGCTTTCCAATATCTGTCGATTCGCTGGGCATCTGCCAGAGTTCTACAGTGTGGCCCAGCACTCTGTGCTTGTAAGCCAGATTGTACCGCCAGAGTTCGCCTTTGAAGCGTTGATGCACGACGCTGCCGAGGCATATTGCCAGGATATTCCGGCCCCACTCAAAGCATTGCTGCCTGACTACCAGCGCATGGAAACTTATGTTGATGGTCTTATCCGCTTTAAATTCGGTATCTCTCTTGAACAAGCTGCTGTCGTGAAATATGCCGATCTCACCATGTTAGCCACCGAGCGCCGTGATCTGGAAATCGATGACGGTTCTAAGTGGGAAATTCTCGAAGGTATTCCCTGCTCTGATCTCGTTCAGGTTATCCCTCTCCGCCCTGGTCAAGCCTATGGCCTGTTCATGAATCGCTTTAACGAACTGGTGGAGCTGCGCCAATGCGCCGCATGAAAGTAAAAGAGCTCGTAGCGGAGGCTTTTGCCTCCGTTGCTGAATTACCACCAAAACATGCACCGCTTATGCGCGAAGTCGCCACCAGACTGGACGCTACGTTCGCAGCACTAAAAGAGTCTCTGGTGCAACTGGAACAGGAACGTAAAGGTAAAACGCCATGACCGTATTTGAATATCTCCAGGCTCATCCGAATACCACCAGCGGTGAAATCGCCAAAGGTATGAACAAAAAGACACCCGCGGTCGCTGGCGCATTATCGCAACTCTATGGCACAGGCCGGATCGTGAAGTCTGGTGTTCGCAAGGGAATTCCTACTTACCGTGTTAACGATATGCCGTTTGGGTGCAGTAACAGCTTAACCATGATGTTTAACCAGCTATTAAATACAGCCAGAAAGGGAGCTGCACAATGAGTAAATCTCTGAACGCACGTTGCATCCGTCGCTGGACCGTCGAATTTAAAGGCCGCTGCGACTCGAAACACAGTCCGTACTGGCGTAAGCACCACCTTCGCAGTTACATCCGGGAATGTGCCCTGACTACCGCTGATTGCATGGTAGAGCGTATGGCAGAGGATAATGCGATGGTCGATTTTCAGGGGGCTAATCGAGGGTGGTCGCCGGAGTTCTCTGCCTGGTACCACGAACGCCGTGAACAGTATCTCAAAGAGGCACGCGACTATCTGAACGAAGACGCCACCAATGATGAGGTTGACGAGGAAATCAAGAACGAGCTGGAGGCATGGAATGACTAAAAGCACAAACCACCCAGCGCAAGGTCCTGTATCTGTCGATCGCCTGCACCAGATACGCGAGCACCTGCAACATGATACCCAGTACTCAAACGGCGGGAACAGAGCTTACATTCTCGCGGATATGTTGAAAGTGATTGATGAGGCTCTGACAGCAAGTAACACACAGCCGGTAGCGTGGACTGATGCCGAAGAATTGCGCGACCTGGAGCATGATGGTTGTGGGGCAATGTTGTCCCTTAACCGCAAAGATTGTGAACATGCTGACCCACGCCGCCAGATTCTACTCTTTACGCATCCAGCACCACTACGTAACGCAGAACGAGAGGAACTACAGGAACTACGCCGTAACTATCAGGCGCTACGTTGTGAGATTGAAGACGTACAGTCGCAGTTATACGAGGCAGAAAACCAGGCTAACGAGTACGCCAGAGAGCTACAGGAACGTCGCAGAGCTGATAGCTCTGAACCTGTTCTATATGCAATGCAGGGAGTCAAATTAGACACCGACGCCGTATCAACCTGCAAAAATGTCGTAGACAGCTGGGTTGATGAATGGAATCAAGAGCGAAAGCCGGGCATGGCGGAATACAAAACAGTGCCACTTTACGCCGCCCCACTAGCGCCAGTAGTGCCGGAGGAAATAACCTCAGCCAGTGCGCCGGAGGTATTCGAGATAGCCTCAGAAGCTGAACGATTGGGTTTGCGCGGTACATATGCTTCATATGCGGTTGGCTGGAACGCATGCCGCGCCGCCATGCTCAATAGAGGTAAATCGTGAAAGATATTCTACAGATAGTCAAAGCCCAGCTAAATATGGGTTACACGCTAAGTTTTATAGAAGCAGAGTTGCTAAAGGAGGCTATTGATATCGTCTTGAATCAGGCTGGCAACTCTCCGGTAACACCGGATGGTTGGATTAATTGCAGAGAGCGGCTTCCGAAGCCAAACAAATACGTTCTGGTTTGTAATGGTGTTTGGGTCGGTGTGGGAATGTATAACAACGCGGAACACTTTGAAGATGATGAACGCTGGCAGGACGAGCACGGCGAATTTATAGACTTGCTTCATCATCCAGTTACGCATTGGCAATCACTGCCAGCAGCACCAAAACAGGAGAATGTATAACGTGAACAATTTAATGATCGACCTTGAATCCATGGGCAAAAAACCAAATGCCCCTATCGTCTCCATTGGTGCCGTGTTCTTCGATCCGCAAAGTGGTGAACTTGGTCAGGAGTTTTACACCGCCGTTAATCTTGAAAGCGCTATGGAGCAGGGAGCGGTGCCGGATGGTGACACTATTCTGTGGTGGTTAAGACAAAGCTCAGAAGCACGATCAGCAATCTGTGTTGATGATGCGATGCCGATATCATCTGCCCTATCTGAGCTGAGCCATTTCATTAATCTGCATTCTGATAACCCAAAATATTTAAAAGTTTGGGGCAATGGAGCTACTTTCGACAACGTTATATTGCGCGGTGCATATGAGCGCGCCGGCCAGGTTTGCCCGTGGCAATTTTGGAATGATCACGACGTCAGAACCATCGTCACATTAGGCAGAGTTGTGGGTTTCGATCCTAAGCGAGACATGCCATTCGATGGGGTGGCACATAACGCACTGGCCGATGCGCGCCATCAGGCAAAATACGTGTCCGCGATCTGGAAGAAGTTGATTCCGGCCACCAGCAGCGATCGGTAATTCCCCTGGGTGCAGCCAGGTTGTATGGAGAACGTCTATGAATACTTTGTTTTTACTTATGGCTGAGTTCAACACGCCTAACATCGAGCTATCAGCTGTATGCCAAAAGTATTTCGGTATGAGCCCTAACACAGCAGAAGCGAAAGCAAATGCCTGCCAGTTGCCTATCCCGACATATCGTGTAGGAACATCGCAGAAAGCAAAGCGCTGCATCAACATTCAGGATCTTGCTGAGTATATAGACCAGCGACGGGAAGAAGGCAGAATTGAATGGGAAAGGGTTAGAACGAACAAACAGAAAAATAGTTGAGTTCCGCACTGATAAAAAAGAAAAACCCGCCATCTGGCGGGTTTTCAAAAAGCACCAGCTATGATCATGCTGCCTTGCGACGACGAAGCTTACCCTGTTGCTCTTTACCAGAGACAATAGCGTGCGTGAACGCGTTAGGAGCAGCCTTCATCAGAACTTCAACAGCAGCACCCATACCTGCGAATGCTTTCATTGTGTCGAACTTAACCTGTGGCTTGGTTGCTTTTTGATCTTTCATAGAAAACTCCCGAGACGATAAGGGCGCCTCTAACCTCTTAGTTAAAGCTAGCTTGTCCAGCCAACTTGTGCCAATCGGTTCCTCCGATTGGTGACATCGTTTTTGGTAGTGAGAATACATAACGACTGTCCCAGATGTACCTTTAAGGTAATCCGGATGGATATCCTACAATCTGTAGACACTCGGCGTCTACACCTATTGTGCGAATTTCAGAAATGTCTCTTGTAGATTATCTGTGGCTGTAGACATCACGTAGCCACACTTTTCCATGCAAAAACCGAACGACTCATAAAATGGCTGCAACTCTGGAACGGGTTCAATAATCTGAACGACCTCACACTCGACAGCCTTACAAAAAACAAAGGCACTCATTAGTGTGAGCAAAACCATTCGCCCTTTTAGTGGGTGTGATTCATCTTCCCTTGAGAACCTTTCAACAATATGGATGCGAAAGATTTTATCTTCAACCCCATAAACACAAATTGCTGCCCCTGATGGAATACCCTGCACTACTCCTTGCTGAACAAGTTTGATGCAGAATTCATACTTATCATCAGAATTACCATAGGCACTGAGCATATAATCCCACTCAAGCTCGCCATAACCACCACAGAGGATCTTATAATCCTCATCACTGATCGGGCCAACTGCGAGAGGTAACCCCACATGGTCAATAACTAACTGAATGTTGTTACGAACAGATTGACCTATCTCGTCTAAAGTGAGCAT